CACATACCCTTGCAGATTGCCTCAGCGATTGCGTTTGTGTTGTTCCTGATCCAGTTCGAGCCTGTCACGGTGTCGTGAAATTCACACTCAACATACACGGTCAATGCCTTCGGCACATTGATTTCGTAAAGGTCAGTTTTGTAGCTGACCGAATCATCCTTGCCGGGCGAGATTGCTCCGAGGGCGTTTTTTACCAATTCGGCAGCCTTTCTGCCGTTTGAGTTCAGGCAGAAAACTCTTGTACCGCCTGTGTATTTGCCGTTAAAAGCGTTGGTGTGAATCGGCATATGAATGTCTGCACCGAACTTGTCCGATTCGGGACAGCGTGTCTGCATAAGCGTTCCCGACTTTGCGACCATAACCTCAAAACCGCAACGCTTGAGAGCTTTGGCTGTTGCGGCGGCAATTTTGTCGCACTGAGCCATTTCATTCGTACCGCCCGTTGCATAGGTGTTTCTGTTCTGATTTGACGGACTGAGATAGATTCTTTTTGTTGACATAATTATTCCTCACTTTCGTTTTTATTTTATGCACTTCCCACTTTTACTACATTTTTTAATATGGTATAATTCATAATAGAAGGGAGGTGAATCATATGGAGTTGATTTTAAAAGAAATTGAACGGGCATTAGACGCTAAACTATACTATTTAGCGTTGCAAGCTTCTCTAACATTGCCCGATATTTGTGGAGCACTGCAGTCAAATGACGGCGTAGCAAAAAAACATAAATATATTGCTTGGTATGACACTTACGCAAAAGAACCGGGCAATCTATCTATTTCCGGCAAGGATTGTTACTATTTCCGTTGTTCATATGTGCATCAAGCACAAACCACACACGAAAATTCTACATATTCACGAATTATATTTTTAGCTCCAGCTTGTCATGGCATAACTATGCATAACAATGTTATAAATGATGCCTTAAATATTGATGTTAAGCTTTTTTGCAATAATATTCTTAATGCAGTACGCAAATGGCAGAAATCAATCAAAAATAATGAAAACTATAAAAGAAATTACAAAAATCTCATTAAGCTTTACCCAGATGGACTTCCACCATATATAACCGGCATACCCGTAATTTCGTAACAATAATCTAAAAAACATAGATAGTCCAGAAGAAATTTAATTTTCAACTGGGCTATCCTTTTATTTTAGTTAGTTTTCCGAAACTTCGGGCAGACCTGCAATGCTTGTCAGCACAGAAAGCACGCCTGCAAGCAGAGATGCCGAGCCTACTGCAATCCAGTTAACATCTGTCATCACGGCAGACACTCCAATTGTTGCAATAGCTGTCTGTGCGACCGTTTTAATAGCTCTGACAGCTGTTGCTTTTGCCCATTCTTTGGTAAAAATTTTTTTCATTTTCAATCTTTCCTTTCGTTGTTTTTTTCAAGGTCTTCAATTCTGTGATTTGCAACCTTAATTTCTTCGTCCATAACCGCATTGTGCTGCTCAATTGCATATGTTCTCTCAATCAGATTGTTATGTTTTTCAACTTTCTTTTCGAGCTGTTCGATTCGATAGTTTGACATTCGACTGTTAATCACGATACCCCCAAGAGAACCCACCGCAGAACCTGCAAGCGCGATTAAAGCAATAATAATTTCAGTTGCCACTTATTCGACCTCACTTTCTATCGTCCCATTTGATTTTATCCATTAATTTAAAATCCCCTGCACCCGTGTCCTGATTTTTTCGCCCTCTTGAGTTAGCGAAAATATACAGTCGGTGTAGTTATTGCAAGTGGATTGGCTGAACCGCTTTGCCAGCACATTTTAATATACTTTGTTCCTGTCGGCTTTATAAAATTAAACCAACCTTTTGTAACAGCGTCTTTTGCCTTGTCTATTTTTTTCATTTCATTATTGTACGAAAGGAAATTATAATCTTCATCATAAAAACACATCATTCCAGTAATTATAGATGAATTGGCATAAAAATTGGAATATCCATTGATACTTGTAAAATAATCTTCTACCTTGATAAATCCTGACGTTGACCATCCAGATAATGAAGTTTCTATTGCTTTACCACTTTGCACTGCGATGTATGTATTTTTTTTGATGTCCGTTATATCAATCGATTTTCCACCAATTACATTTATATTTTCAATTTTGTTTTTGCTAAAATCCGCACCAGTTATAATTAAAACTTTACCCATTAAAGTCACCCCTTAATAAAAAATTGATAAGTTGTTCTTTTATCTGTTTCATGCCCTCTATGTTAGGGTGGTTGTTGCTTTTTTTAATATTTGACAACTCAAGTACATCAACGTTGTAATAATTACAAATATTTTTTATTGACTCTGTAATACTTGATTTAAGTCCGTCATTTAGAACAAATATAATTTTTGCACCTATGTTATTTCTTTTGATATAATCCAAAACATACGAGCAAGCCGGTCTGAATGTCTCAAAATCACTTTCAACCCAATTAGAATACTTATACTCACCTAAAGACACATTCGACCAGGCATCATTTGTTCCACCCTCAATGATGATAAGTTCCGCTTTCTTTAAATTTTCACATCTCTTTACAAAACTAAAATTTTTACCATCTACTGTTCCCGTTCCATAAGAATCATATGAAATACATGAACCTGAATACGAGTTATTTTGAATTAACAAGGATTTATAATCATTTGCAAATAAATGCCACCACGTATTTTCCACGTCTTCAACATCATTTTCAGAACCTTGTGTTGCACTATCTGATGGTGGATACCACTGTGTATTATTTAAGGGGTCTGTATAGTCTTTGAATGTTGAGTATGAATCGCCTAATATAGAAAAAGTTTTATAATGATTTTTGGCATTATATTTTGGTGTTATGATATTACCATCAACAATACAAAATACAACATTTCCCTGCACATCAGATATAGCAAGGTCACATTCTTCTAACGTGTCACATATGTTGTTTCCAATACTCTTAACTGTGCTAAATTCTTTTGTTATAAATTCGCCATCTTTGAATGTGGCAAGTACATTTCCATAACTATCTGAAATAAACAAGTCAACATCTTTTCTGTTATCAAAATCAGAAACTGGTTTATAAAATTCAGCTAAATCATCCTTTAACTTACTTAACTGAGCGAGTGTAGTACTTTTATCTGCTTTGCTCGCAAGGCCGTTGCTCATATCAGTTATGTTAGCTTTGTTTTTCAGCGTTGTCTCAGTGCTTTGCAAACGTGAGTTAATTGAATCAATGTCGCTTTTGTTTGCTTTTTTTGTAAGATTTGTGTCAACAGTATCAAGCCTTGCCCCAAGCGAATTTTGACCGCCTCTTGCGTTTTTGACTTCTTTTGTAATTTCCGCAATCGAGCTTGCTCCCGGGAAGGCTTTGCTATCATCGTTGATTACGCTTTTTCCTACACGCAAACAAACAGTTTCAGCGGTTATGATTTCATCGCCTTCAGTAAGCACAATGTCCATTTTACAGATACCTGATAATGCAAGCATTGTGTCCGTAAGCGTAACCGTGACTACATTGTTTTCGGTGTCAACGACTGCGGCAACGCTGTCCGCTACGATTACATCATCAACCGTAGCATTGACTTTAGCTGACATCGTGGAGGCAAGGTTAACAGTTTCACCGTTGACGGTAAACGCAAAATCAATAATGCGTGAGCCTTTATCGCCCTGTCTGACCTCTAAGATTTCGTAGTTTTTACAGCTGTTAATCTCAAGTGTCATTTTGGTATGGTTAATATTCAATGTTTTCACCTCATTTTATTATATAATCTGATAACTTTGATTTTGGCGTGCCAAGTTCGAGACTGTTCCAACGTTCAAGCACGAAATCATAGTCTGTTTTAATTATTTTTGCTTGCAAGCTATCGTTTTCAGTATCAACATACACCGTGTCGCATAAATGCAGTCCAAGCATTTCGGTGAGTGTAGGCGGATAGTCAACCTTTACATTAATCGTAGGCGCTCCGTTTGTGCTTACAAGCTTTCCTCTTAAAACCTGTGCTTGAATATTTAGCTTTTGAATTAAAAATTCCTTGTTCTCGCCTGTGTGAGCGTTGAAATCCCAGTAACCTGTTTCATCGCCGATGTAGACCGAACCGCCGTCAGACACATCAACCGTTTTCACCTTAATGAGTTTAGATTTATGGGTTTTGAGTTCTTGCGGTTGTGAGCAAAGAACGAAGTTCTTGTCGCTATATGTATCATGGCAGGTGGCATACGCTGCAACATGGGAACAGATATCGTCTGAATTAAGCGTTTGCGTAAGACTGCTGATGTTACTGCCCCAGCGCAAATGGCAGTTTGTAACCGCCCCACGGCTTTTTAACAACGATACATTAAAATTGTTGTATTTATATTCACCGCCAAAAACATCAACAAGCGAACCATCTGCACCGCCCAAAAAATCACCAAGAGTACAGGGCGTACAGAAGCCAAGCGTCATAGATGATTTTGTGGTAATATTTGATGTAAATTTGAAATAGTGCTCCCACAAGGTTGCCTGTGGGAACAGCGAATCACCCTCAAAATTACGACCTGTGCAAAGTATATCCCACCATTCTTTTGGAGTGTGCACTACATCAGTTTGGTTGGAAGTTTCAAACAAAAAGTTGTTATACAAATTATGCTTGATGTGCTTCGCTTTAACCGTGATTGATTTCTTGTCTTTGTACTGCAAATCGTAAATCTCAAAATACTGCGGTTCATCGGTTGGGTTCGGTTTTGCCTTAATGAAATACTGCGTGTCGAGCAAATCGGCACATCTGTCCGTTGTCGATAGTTCCATTTCGAGCAAATAATCGCCGTTTCGTTCCTCGGTAACTTTACCGCTGATTATTTCTGTAATCCGTCCGAGCAGGTTAAATCTACTTGGCCCGATTGTTTTAAAATCCGATTTATACAACAAAGGGAACACTTTTACAATCGCCTCCAATTTGGTTTTATCGACAGAAGCGCGTTCTTATATGCCGTTACTACAATTTGATTGTCTCCAACCTTAAATTTAGGAGGTATAGTGTCGTCAACAAAATTAGTTGTACCGTCAGATTTGTGGGCTATATACTGCATGGTTTCACCGTCAAGTATTGCGTAGTCATAACCACCTGTGCACTTCAAATCAAATGATTCACCGTTTATGTTAATTTTAGCAACTGCCGTAGTGCCGCCGCTCGCATTCGTGTTAGTTATGATGATAGTAGGTAAGGATTCATAATGTTCGGGATTGTGCAAGGAAACCGATTTATTAACTTCAAAATCAATATTCCGCTGTCCAAGCTCTGAATACCACCACGGCTTGCGGTTGAATTTGATTTTTGTTGTAAGTAATGTTGGGAGTTCACGAACAATATCGTTAGTATTTGATACGTAAGCCTCGGTGAAATATCCGGGGTTATAAGTATCCTTGTACTTTTGGTAGCCACGATTCAAAGTTAGCCATTCGATAACAGCCCTCGCAAGGTGCTTTGCTGACAGTTCGGATAAATACGGCAAAAAGGAGATTTCACGTTCAAATTCAACATTCTTCCACCGCCCATTATCAAGCAAGACATCACCGTCTCTACACGGGATTTCAACCGTTGAAACATCTCTGACGGGAATTTCGTGCTGTGGTGCTTGTGTGATACGACCGCCGAAATATGATAGCCATTTACCTCCGAAATAAAAGTTATGCATACGCTTTCTGCCTCCTTGTGACTTCATCAGCTAACCGATTGCTCATATCTTCGACAAGGCTGTCAATATCCATGTCGTTATTAATTGCAACAGAGGGAATATTGATACTGATGTTGTTAATGATATTAGTGGAATCGTTTTCAAAAACTGAGCCTCTGCCTTCACGCTTCGATTGACGGTATTCCTCAGCCTCTTGAGCTGTGAGAACTGCCTCACCGGCATCAAGATATGCGGCAAACTTATCATGCGGAACATAATCAATACCGGCACGGAAACGAGGTAAGGTTACTTCCGGAATCGGATCTATTTCCCAACCAATCATTGATGTTGCCCAGTTTACGCCTTCCAAGAGCTTGTTAATAATCCAAATAATGCCGTTGATTACATTCTCAACGAATGTAGGCAAAAGGTTAAATACGTTCTTGAAAATGTTAACAACACCGTTCCACGCTTGTTCCCAGTTTCCCGAAAACACACCTTTTACGAAATCTACAATTCCATTAAAAATCCCCGAAAGCGGTTCAAGAATTTTTTTGACTCCTTTAATTGCACCGCCTAAAACCTCCGAAAAGATTTGCGCCAACCATTCAATCACCGGAACAAGTGCAGGAATAAGTGTTTCAAGCATTTCACCGAGTAGGTCAAGAACCGGGCGAAGAGCGTCAAAAACCAGTGATATAACAGGCGATAGCTGTTCAAAGACAGGCTGTAAAATGCCGACAATCGTGTTACATAATTCGCTTATAATCGGAATAAGAGGTGTTAAAAGGTCATTAAGGAATATAGCTAAATCCTCTATAATCGGAGTAAGTGCCGCCAACAATCCATTGAGCAATACGCCGGCAAGCTGAATGAACACCTCGATTACTGGCATTAAGAGTTCTACAAGCGTGCTGAATAACGGCATTATAGCCTGAATTATCTGCATGAAATACGGTAACAAGTCCTGTATAATCTGCAGTAAAGGCGGAAATAATTGCTCCACAATCTGTACAATGAGAGGGGCCAACTGCTCTATAAGCTGAGCTATAAACGGCAGTAGTTCCTCAATCAATGGCATAATCTGTTCAAGCATTGACACAATTATCGGGGCAACCTCTTCGCAGATGTTAATGAGAGCAGGTGCAAGGCTATCAGCCACACCTTCAATAATCGGTGATAACCGCTCAAGCAGCTTACCGCCTAAACCAATAAGCGAATTAAGCACGGGTTCAGCGACAGCACCGATTTGCGCCATTGTATCAGACAACTGCTGATGAGCTCTGTTAGATTCCATTACATCGGCGTTTGTTTCCTTGTACTGAGCAGAGGCATCAGAATATAGCGATGTGAGGGTGGATGTGATTAACTGCTGTCTTTCTTGTTCTGATGAGCATTTAGCAAGTTTTTCATTAAATTCATCTTCTGACACGCCCATCCAGTTAAGCGCATCGGCAAGCGAACCTGTTACAGTCCCGACTTTTGCTGTTTCGTTTGCCGCCTCGGTCAAGCCTTCAATCGGGAGCGAATCGCCAAACTGACCGTAAACACCTGTGCAAATTTCCGTCCAAGATTGCAAGTCTTTGGTGGAATTACATAGCAAAGAAAGGTGGTTTGCGGCTTCTGTTGCTTGTCCGCTGTCGCCAACCACAGCATAGAGGTCGGAATATGTTTGCTTTGCGTCTGCCGCCGAAAATTTGTTTGTGGTGAAAGCTGTGTCAAGTTTTCCCATTTCTGTTCGGTATTCTCGGGTGCTCTCTGCGACAGCGGACAATGCTCCTACACCTGCCGCTGCTCCACCTACCAGAGCAGTTCCCCATTTAGCTGCTGTTTTGATTCCGCTACCGAGTGTTGAAGCAACGCCCTTGCTTTTCTTCTCGGTCTCTGCAATGGATTTGTTTGCTTCATCGTTATTTACGAATATAGAACCGAACAATTTAAATATTTCAACGGCCATTAGCTACACCTCCTCCCACTTGTAGTTATCAAGATAGTTTTCAATCTTTTTTTCAATTTCTTCCGTATTGACCGTATCAACAATGTTTTCGGGCCGTATCGAGCCTGTTGCCTTGTTAACGAAATCCGTGTACGACAAGCCTGTGAAATTTCCTATAACAGTCAAAATATAGGCCTTGTAAAGCAATTCGTCATTACGGTCATTTATAGCATTTTTGATAATCTCGACTGCCGATGAAAAAGACAGCTCATGCAGTACGGCAGTGTTACCGCAACAATACTGCAGAAGCATTCCATATGTTCTTACTTCAAGGCTAAGGCTGAGGTAAAAAAACTCTTAACATCGTTCTCCCTGATGATTGCCTTTACATTGTCAAGAACCTCGGAAATACTTAATTTACTTACATCATCAGCAGTAATGTCGCCTCTGATATCGGCCAGCAATGAATAAAATTCCTGTTCTGTTTCTTTGTTCGACAAAGAAGTCAAAAGCGTAATCACAAATTCAAGGCCGACCGCTTCGGTGTTGACTGTTTCATCTTTGCTGTTATTTTTGACAGCAATGCGATTTGCGAAGTCTGCAATTTCCTCTTTGATGTCTGCTTTTTTGATAATGCGAGCAAGAGTAAATGCGTCTTTAATGCTTAATTTTCTCATAATTATGCCTCCGTTGCTTCCGTTGTTTCTGTCGGTCTGAAAATCTTAAATGGCGGTTTGATTTCCTCATCCGAATCATAAACCTCAGGCGAAAGGTTACCGTAGAACTGAGCTTCTACCTTGCCGTTGTCCTTGTCAGCAATCGCAAGTGTAAGACCATTCTCATTGAAGCCATTAAACACCTGAATAATGCACGGCTTATCCTCTCCGAGGAGACAGCCTACCCAAGTGATGTTCTGAATGTAGTCACTGTCAAGAATAACATCTCTACCCGTGATTACATCGTAACCTACGACCTTTTCGTCTGTGCCTTTGTCGGCAATTCCAAGACCATAAATGAAGTTCTGAGTAGTCATCTCTGCAAGCGTTGCTTTAAGATAAACTTCCCAACCGTCAACTACCGTGTCACCTTTAGTTCTTGTTTTTACACCGTCAAATTCAAGGCGTCTGAGTGTCGGCTTGGCTGAAAATTCACCGCCTTTGATTGTTACGCCAAGGCATTTGCCTGCCTTTTTAGCACTTGCATATGTGTCCGTAGCAGGATCATAGTTTACAAAAAACGCACCTGCGTCAAGTAACATACGGTCAGCCGTCTTATTGCTGTAACCGCTGTACGGTTTAATCTTTCGTGGCTTAACTATTGCCATTTTAATCATCCTTTCTGTTGTATTTCCTCATTTCAAGAGTGAACATCACTCTCTTTATTGATTTGTCTGATTCGGCAATATACTGCCGGTCAAAATTGTTGTAGAATTTGTAAAAAACATCGTCAACCAAGTATGTAGCCTTTGCTATGTTGTCGTAGATTTTGTCCACAACATCATCAATGTCCGCCGTAGTCTGCCTATCATAAACATTAACGGTCACAACAAACTTGTCATACGGCTCATCTGTGTAGAGCTGTTTGACCTCATAGACAAGGCGAGGAAATCCGCTTTCTGCCTGTAAAAAATAAGAGGGTGCATACTCAGCGAATAAGTCTTTCAAAAATTTCTTGATATTATTCACCGCTGTATTCCCCCTCGTTCAATTTGCGTTCTGCCTCTTCTGTACCTACGGCACTGAGGTATTGCTGTTCAATCTTTATAATGTCTTTGATGTTGCTTTCGGCAGCGTCGCTCAATGCTCCGATTTTTGGAGCTTTGCTTGTACCGATTTCTTGATACAAGCCGTAAAATCCGCCCGGCTTAAATCCTACCTGCAAGTCAGGAATTTTTTGCTTTGAGCGTACCCAATACTGCGTATTTTTCGCTAAGCGCCCCGTCCTGCGTTTTATTTTTTGTCGTGACCGTTTACATACCAATTTCCCAACATCACGCAGAGCGGCTCTTTCAAGCTCTTTGAGTGTGTACTGAATGCGGTCAACATTGCTGATTATCTCAACGCCGTTTTTTGTGATTTTGACTGCTTTAGGAAGTGACATTGTTTTCACCTACCACATCCGTTAAATACAGCTCTGTACGCTCTGTTCCTTTGATTTGATATGCGCGATAGATTTTGAACTTTTTATTATCGAGGTAACAAAATTCTTCGTTCTGATACTCAAAGGAATTAACTTCAAGCATACATTCAGGTTTTAATCCGTTAGCTTGCGCCTGAAAGAACTCGGATTGTCTGACATATTGCCGCTGAGCATAGACCTTGCGGAGCTTTTCGGACTGAACAATTTCACCGATATCGTTTGTTGTTTCGTTATAGCCCGAAGAAACAAGCAAAATCAAAGTATCTGCATTCATTCTGTTTGTGCTCCTCTCGCCGCCATTGCATCGCGCAATTCTTCGTAATGCCGTGCCCATTCGCTGTCGGCGGTCACCGAAAAATAAGCACGGCAATAGAACTTGATTGCCTGCATAACAAGTGCAGTTGAGTTTTTGTCGTTGACATCAACTCCTGCACCTGCCATGTCACTTTTGGCAGAATCAATGAGGGCAGATATTTCATCATCAAACAGCACCGTATTGATACGGAGCGAAACCTTTACGGCTTCAATTTCATTTGATACTGCCATAATTCAAACCTCTTTTAAGCGCTCTTTTTTACGAGCTTAACAAGGCTGTGAGTATCCACGACCTTACCGTCTGCAAGCATTACGGCTTTAAGGACTGTGTTATCGGTGTCGTCCTCTTCGTACTTCTTGACACTTAAACCCATTACCTCGTTGAAGATGTAATCGTTAAGATTGAACATCATCGCAAAGGTTGTGTTGGCTGAAACCGTGTCAGCGTACGAATCCATATAGCCGTCTGTTGGGATAACAGCACGACCGAAAAGTGAGAGTGACGGCTTGCCGTTAAGTCCTTCGGACATACGAGCGACAGGCTGACCGTTGCTGTCTGTGATGCCCATGAACGCAAAGAATGACTTCTTTGTCATCAGCCATACAGCGTCATCGTATGCAGCAGGAAGAGCCGCCTCAGCAGAGCAAAGTGTTGAATATGTAAGCTTGCCGGTTTTTGCAATTTCAATTGTCTGGCCTTCAGGGGGAGTGCAAGAAAGAATGCCGGTTGGCGAACCTGAACCCGAACCCTTAATGATTGCCATTTCACAAGCCTTAACAACTGCGTTCTTAATCTGGTCGATAAACTGTGATTCAAAAGTGTCAAGCGCCGTTTTGGTCATAAAGAGCGAGAACGCAACCTTGCATTCAAGCTTATAGCCGGCAAAGACAACCTTGTCAGTAGTTACCTGCTGCTGGTCTGAACCCTTTTCCTCATCAACCCAGCTTGCTGTCGGACGGATGTTCTGTGTAGGGATAAGGAGCGCTGTCGGATAAGCCGTCTTGAACACTCTTGCGTAAATTTCGCCGATTTTTTCAAGTTCAACGATTAAACGCTGATACATTGTGGTCGGCACAATAGCCGCCGCAGTGCTTGATGTGGTCTGTGATGCCACATTCATAAACTTCTGTGGCACGGGTACACCGTTCTGAATATAGTTAGCAAATGCTTTTCTGTATTCAAGTGTTGCGTACATGTCCGTTACCTTTTCGTCCTCATCTGTAAGGTCGATGTTTGCCTTGTGATTCTCGAATGGTGCAGGCATTTTGATTCCCTCCTCTGCGTTTTTGTTTGCCTTTCCTACGGCAGAATTTTCAAAGTCACTGTCGAGCTTATCAATCTGCTGTGTAATCTCTTTCGCCTCGGCGAGCTTGTTTTCTGCAATGAGCTTTTTTGCCTTGTCATAAAGAGCATTTCTCTTGTCGAGATATTCCTGTTTGTTCATTCTTCTTCAACTTCCTTTCGTTTGAGCAATTCAAGTTTTGCTGTAAGCTGTGTTTTTTCGTCCCTCATCTGTTTGATGATTGTATCAGGGATAAGGCCGCTAAGACTTGCCGCAAGTTTAACCTCTTTTGGCTTTTCGGCGTATTCCGTGACCTTGTCAATAAAGCCTTTTTTAACTGCCTCATCAGCAGTGAACCAAGTTTCCTTGTCCATAAGTCCAATAAGCTCGTCCTCGCTCATACCCGTTTTAAGTCGGTAAGCTGTTGCAACGGCTTTACTTGCTTTAAGCAACACGCCTGATTCGTGTGCCATGTCATTGTAATCGCCTGCGGCATAGCTTGAAACATTATGAATCATAAGCATACCTGTCGGCACAATTTCAGATGTGCACGCACAAGCGACGTATGAAGCGGCAGAGGCGGCAAAAATGACCTTGATTGTAGCCTTGCTTTCGGCGAGCATATCGTAAATTTCGGAGGCGGCAAAGATGTCACCACCTGATGAATTTATAACAACCTGTACGCCCTCATCATCCGCCATTTCGTCAAGCTGTGAGCGAATGTCGGCTGGACAACAGTAGTCTACTCCAAACCAATCGTAAATCCACTTATCATCATTCGTAATGATAGGGCCTTTAATGTCAATTGTTTTCGGCATCATTTTCACCTCCTTCGTCAACTGCAACTGTATCTAATCTTCTGAGCGGAGTATCACCGCCCGGAACAGGAGCAAGACCAAGTGATTCACGCCATTCATTTGGAAGCATTGCTCCACGGTCAACCATTCCGGCAAAATTTAGCTTAGTTTTAAGACTTGCAGATTGTAGATTGAACGAACCGACTGCTATGTAATTTCCACAACTACGCTGACGGCGAGTGAATAGTTTCCGTGTCAGCTCGTTTTTAAGCTGAATAATTTTAGGTGAAATCACCGCCTCGAAATAGGCGTTTTCTTCATCTTCGTTCGCTGTTGATGTGATAATTTTCACATTAGTGTTAAAAAGCTCAAGGATTCTGTTTTTTGTTCTATCCATTTGCAAAGCATTTGGGACATAGTCGTTCGGGGTTATCTGCTTTGCGTCAACTTTTGCGTCAACTGCCGCAACACCCACAGAGCTGTTGCTGATGTTAAGGTAGTTATCAGCAAAAGTTTTTGCGTTCTTCTTCAAATCCTCAGGGCGCAACGATGAGGTATATTTCAGCAACCATTTAATGACACTTGAATTTCTGATAGCACTGATGATGCCGCTGTCGGTTGTTTCAACAATTTCGAGCAAAGGAGCAAGAGCCTTAAATTTGCCACTTCCGAATATGTCATTTTCAGCAAAATCATCACGCAAGTGAATGACATCTTCGGAGGCAAAGCGGTAAGTCTTGCCGTTTGCAAGGATAAATTCATACACAAGGTTGCCGTTAGTGTCGTACAAGTCCGTAGCTGATTTAGCCGGTATGAAATACAATTCCATAGGCAAGCCGTTTGTGTCTCTAATGATGAGCCAAAAAGCATTGCCCGATAACGATAACTGTGTGCTTGTCCTATATAGAAGCATATCCATTGTTGTGTACGGGTTGGGTTCTTCAAGCAAAAATTTGATGTAAGGTTCGGGATTGATTAAGAGGTCTTTTCTGCCGTCAACGATTGTTTCTCTTATGTGCTTAATTGATAATTTTGAAAATCTGAGAGCCTGTGCATTAACGCAAGCTCGGACGGTGTCGGAATCATATGCTCTGTTGCCCCACAAGAAGAAATTTGAATTATTCTGAGTGACAAGTTCAACCCTTGAAAAATTCTTTGTCTTTCTGACATTACGAACAGAATTTAAAAAGTTCTTAAATTTCCCCATTCTCTCACCTCCTAAACAATGCTTAAATATTCATCTTCGTATTCAAAATATATCGTGTAAGCGTCAAGCAAAGCCGCAGTACCGTCAATTCGTCTCGTTGACTTTGAGGTCTTAATTGGCTGTATATTACCGTTTCTGTCCTCATCTATTGCAGTATTTGCGAGACACCATTTATCTATTGGGTTATTGTTGTAGATTATTCTTTTCTTGACAAGGTCTGCTTTGAGGGCTTTCATCGGGGCAGACAATGTTTTCTTACCTTGGTGTACAGCTTCCATAACGGCAGGACCGAAAGCGTCAATCATCTGATTAACCCACATCTGAGCTGACCAAGCGTCATAGCCTTCTTTCCACAAGTAAATGTCGTATTCGTCTTGTAACTCTTGATACCACGCTGTTACAACACTTGCGTCAATCTTGTTTCCGGGGCAGGTACGCATAAAGCCCTGTTCTATCCACTTATCATATGGAATTTTGTCCTCGGTTACTTTTTTCTCTACGAGGTCTGCCGGTATCCAGTACATTGACAATACAAAAATATTTTCATTGTCAGGCACTCGGAACAACATCTTGGCCGCTGTAAGGTCGGTTGTGCTTGATAGGTCTGCGCCGCCTATCCCGTAGGTTGGGCGGAGTTCCTTAACATCAAATTTTGTTTCGTTGTTAAGCTCCTCGAAATTGAGCCACGATTCGGTTGATGTTTCGGCTATGTTAAATTCCTTGCATACAAGGTTTCGCACAAGCGACGGATTTGCTTGCGCTTTCTTGACTTTGCTTGCAAGAGCATTTCGATTTTTAATCGTCCCAAGTCCGGGGTTAGCCTTTTCCCAACAATCGGGCTTTTCCCATTCTTCACGCTTGTCAAGCTCATAGATAATGTAAAGGCTGTGTTCGTCCTTGTAGCCTACATCATCAAACAAGCCATTTGTGGTGCGGACGGCGTCATCATAGATTTCATCATAGACGTCCTCTCTGATTTTTCCGGCTGTTGTTGTAACAAGAATAAGCGGTTGGTCTCGTCCGATCGTACCGTCTGCCATAATGTCATAGAGTTGTCTGCCGTTCTTCCACTGGTGCAACTCATCCATTAAACAACAATGCACATTTAGACCGTCGAGTGTATCCGAATCAGAGGCAAGCGGCTTAAATACTCCGCAATTGTAATCTTCTGAACTCAATTCATTCAGCAGTGGTTTAATTCGCTTTAGCAGAGTTTCGCTTTTGCGAACCATTCGTTTTGCTTCCTGCCAAATGATTTTGGCTTGGTCACGCTTTGTAGCAACTGCATACACTTCGGGACCGGGTTCACCGTCACCGATGAGCATATACAAGCCAATCGCAGAGGCGAGTAAAGACTTGCCGTTCTTTTTCCCGATGATTAACACAGACAGGTTGTACTGCCGGATGCCGTCATCGTCCACAAAACCAAAAGTCGCCGCAAGCCACGCTTTTTCCCACAGTTCAAGCTTTACAAGCTGACCGCCCATTTTACCTTTACTGTGTCGGCAGTAGTTTTCAACAAATTCAATAATGTGATTTCCTCGCTTGGCTTCATAGTGGTAGCCGTCCGTCGGATTAATCACCTTATTGCTTAAATGTTTGTACCACTTGCGTATTTTGTCGCAAACAGTAACCTTGCCGTTCTTTATCTGCTCGTAATATTCAAGTATCGGGTTATAGCTTAAGGGATAGTGTTTCAAAGCTTGTCACGCCCCTCGACAAAATCGTCAAAGCCGTCTGTCGTTGCAGCTTTTGCCTCGGTCACTTTCGGAAGCATATCGTTGAGTTGCTTGATGTATTTAAGATAATTTCCAAGCATCGTATTATACAAATCTGCCTCAGGCCTTTTGCGTGAATACGGCTCTTGCGTTTCCGACTGCGAAAACAATTCAGTCAAGCCATAAATTGCAATGTCTTGTTGCAGTTCTTTCAATCTGATTCGAGTGAACGCCGCATTCTCAATCAAGCCAACAGCGAGGTCTTTTCTTTTAACCTCTATGTCCTTGTAGATTTCCGTTAATCGCTTTATCTCTCGCTTAATCGCTCTTTGTTCCTTCTGTTCGGCAGTCATTTTACAAGTCACACCGTCCTTTCACACAAGATTTTGGGGGGAGGGGGGCTATATGTAAGGCGCGCAAAAAATCTAACTGCCCCCCTCGGTCCTACGGTTACCGGTTTCCGATTTTTCAACGGGGGGGGGATAATCGGTCGGAGCATTCCGCTTTCGTCGAAAAAATATTTTTTCGGTTCGCAACCACCTATCCCGTGTCCCGGCAAATCATCGTGACATTTTTTGCACACAAATAATAAATTGTCGTAATTGAGAGTAACATCGGGGTTGTTTATGTTGCTCTCATTAATCATGATCTTATGATGTACGATAAAGCCGTGTCGCTCTTTACATAGCTGACACAATCCGCCGTCAATAAGCATTCGTTCAGCAATAAAACTTTGCCTGCAGTTCTGCCATTTTTTCGACTTATAAAAGCCTTTAGCAAACGCTTTAGCCATACCGTACACCACCAAATAAAAAATGGACTTACAACACAGATAGTCCGTCTGCATTATAAGTCCATTGTATATTTTTTCTCGTTGCATTATTGGTGCAATTTAATTATTGTTTGTTATCTTTCGTCTGTCTTAGCTAGCCCCAATAAATAATCAGTTGTGACATTCAGAGCAAGTGACAACCTTCGTATATTGTTCGTCGTCGGCGCTATTTCGGCAGTTAGGTATCTACAAATCTGACTGCGTTGTACTCCCGATTTTTTCGCTAACTTTGTCGGGCTGATATCTCTCAATTTCATAGCCTTTTCAAGTTGCGTTGAAAAGTCAACATCAGTCCTGTGTATTTTGTCCACTAATTCGTTGCCCCCTTTTAAAATCTTTAGCTTTATACACTTTACAAAATCTTCCTTTTGAATCAAATGTAGTTTTGTTTTTCGCAAGGCAGTAATAAGATGGTGAAGCTTGAAAAAAATTATTTTCTCCGTAATACACGCAGGTCGCACAACGCTTGTGCTTTTGTCTGTATTCATCAGGTGTCATTACTGTCCACCTCACTTTCAAGCCAATGTTTTGTGCAGTTTGTCATTGTTTTCATTCTCCTTTAATTTTTCGGTTATTCTTTTGGTTAAGCCGTTTTCGTTGGTTAGGCATTCCAAGGCTTGGAGGGCATTGATTACGGTTTGCTCGTTGGTTTGGGACTGATACATCTTACGGACGAAGTCGGCGCTTTTCTTTACATTATCCATAATTCTTTGTGAGAGCATACGGTATTCGTCTGCGTCGTTTCTGTCACGCTTATACTCCGTTCTGAGCTTGTCCTGCCATTCAAGGCAGATATTTATGTCCCAGCCTTTATGACGGTTGTTGTAGCCGACCCTTGCAAGCCTTGAAAAGTATTTATATTCGGGCGGCGGAAAGGATGAGTAATCAAGCTGACCGTCAATTGCTTTATCTTCAAGCTGTTCAAACACCTGTGGATTGTTAAAATCATATTTT